GCTGAAAAAATTTCAGACGAACAATTAAAACAATTACAAACTCTTGTTTCACAAATAAACAAGGTACAGTTTGATATAGGTCAATTAGAAGCTAGAAAGCATGAGCTAGTACACGTACACTTAGGTGTTACTGACAATATTAGAAAGTTACAAGAAGAACTTAAAAAACAGTATGGTACTACAGATATAGATATTCAAAGCGGAAAAATTAAATACAATGAATCACATAATTAGAAAGATTACTATAGGTAAAGACTATAAAAATGACGCTATGCATTATGCTGTTGGACAAGAGGTTTACGGTGGACATACTATTTGCGATATACTAGAAGAAAAAGATAAGTACTCTGTTTATATTAGAAAAGGACAGGTTGTTATACCTTGGAAAGACTTTAATAAAAACATGGCTATATCTGTTGAATATAACTTAGAGTATTAATGAAGCCAGTTTTTGATTTTATTGTAGAACCTTTAGGCGAAAGATACAATAATGAAGTTAAAGTTGGTAATAAAAAACTTGTATTAAATAGCGAAATATTTAATCATGAGTTTGTAAATAGAATTGGTAAAGTTATATCTGTGCCTATAGCTTTTGAAACAGAAATAAAAGCAGGTGATATTATTATTGTACATCACAATGTTTTTCGCAGGTGGTATAACGTTAAAGGTATAGAAAAAAATAGTAGATGTTTTTTATCTGAAAACAGGTATTTAGTTTCTTTAGATCAAATATTTGCTTATAAAAGAAAAGAATGGAAGGCATTAAAAGGTTTTTGTTTTGTAAAACCTATAAAAGATAAAAACAAGTACACTTTAGACAAAGAAGTAAAACTTAAAGGAATAGTTGCTTTTGATTCTGATAATTTTAAAAAAGGTGATGTAGTTGGTTTTGAACCTGGAAGTGAATACGAGTTTATCGTAGACAATAACAAGATGTATAGAGTTATGAAAAATTTTATTACAATTAAATATGGACATAAAAGAAACGAAGAAACTTATAATCCAAGCTGGGCATAAAGCTGTAGAAGAATTAATCAACGTTGCTAAAGAAAAGATTATTACTAATACAGATGATGATGTTTCTGCTGATAGATTAAAAAACGCAGCTGCTACAAAAAAACTAGCTATATTTGATGCTTTTGAAATATTAAATCGTATACAAGAAGAAGAGAATATATTAGAAGGTAAAACAAAAGAAGATAAAAAGACTAAAGCTTTTAAAGGTTTTGCAGAAGGTAGATCGAAATGAGTTACAAACAGAGTTTATATAAAATAATTGAACCGGTTAAAAGAAATACTATTAACCGACTTAACAAATCTAAAAAATGGAAATATGGATACAATAAAGAACATGATATTGTCGTTATATCAAAAACTGGTAAGATTGATGAAATTATTGAGTTGCAAGGTTTGCGCGTGGGCTTGCCAATGCGACCAAAGAGCGTGCACTCTAACAAACAAGGAAAGTGGCAAAAAATAGAATATCCTAAAGAATTAAGTAGGTTAAAGAATATATTTGATTGGCGTAGCTATCCTGAAGAATCAAAAGAACAATGGTACGACTACATAGACGAAGAGTTTAAACGTAGAGATGAAGGCTTTTGGTTTATGAATAATAAAAAGCCAACATATATAACTGGTAGTCACTATATGTATTTGCAATGGAGTAAAATAGATGTAGGTGCTCCAGATTTTAGAGAAGCTAATAGACTGTTCTTTATATTTTGGGAAGCTTGTAAAGCTGATAAACGCTGTTACGGTATGTGTTATTTAAAAAACAGACGTAGCGGTTTTTCTTTTATGAGTAGTGCTGAAACAGTTAATTTGGCTACTATATCAAGTGATGCTAGATATGGTATACTATCGAAAAGTGGTGCTGACGCAAAGAAAATGTTTACGGATAAAGTTGTACCTATTAGTATTAACTATCCTTTTTTCTTTAAACCTATACAAGACGGTATGGATAGGCCTAAGTCAGAGCTAGCGTATAGAGTACCAGCTAGTAAGTTTACTAGAAAAAAGATAACAGCTAACGAAAAAGTTGAAGAGATAGAAGGTTTAGATACTACTATAGATTGGAAAAACACAGGTGATAATAGTTATGATGGTGAAAAACTTAATCTGTTAGTGCATGATGAAAGTGGTAAATGGGAAAGACCTGACAATATATTAAACAACTGGCGTGTAACAAAAACATGCCTAAGGTTAGGTAGTAAAATAGTTGGTAAGTGTATGATGGGTAGCACTTCAAACGCTTTGGATAAAGGAGGTAACAATTTTAAAAAGATATATAATGATTCAGATGTTACAAAACGAAATCGTAATGGACAGACAAAATCTGGCCTTTATTCTCTCTTTATCCCAATGGAATGGAACTACGAAGGATTTATTGACGAATACGGAAGTCCAGTCTTTAATAATCCAAGTGATGATGTGTACGGACCAGATGGAGAATTAATAGATATAGGCGTTATTGATAGTTGGGAAAACGAAGCTGACGGTTTAAAAGATGATCAAGATGCATTAAATGAGTTTTACAGACAGTTTCCAAGAACTGAAGAACATGCGTTTAGAGATGAAACAAAAAATAGTTTATTTAATCTTATAAAGATATACGAGCAAATAGACTATAACGAAGGAAGTAGATATAACTCACCTGTTAACACAGGTAATTTTAGTTGGGTAAATGGAATAAAAGATACACAAGTTATTTTTAATCCTGATCCAAGTGGTAGATTTAAAGTAAGCTGGGTACCGCCAGTTCACCTTCAAAACAAGGTGTTTGTAAAAAACGGTATAAAATATCCTGGTAACGAGCATATAGGTGCTTTCGGTTGTGATAGTTATGACATATCAGGAACAGTAGACGGTAGAGGTTCTAATGGATCTTTACACGGTTTAACAAAATACTCTATGGAAGACGCGCCACCAAGCTCGTTTTTTTTAGAATACATATCAAGACCACAAACCGCAGAAATATTTTTTGAAGATGTATTAATGGCATGCGTGTTTTACGGTATGCCTATACTTGCAGAAAATAATAAACCAAGATTATTATATCATTTTAGAAGAAGAGGTTATAGAGGTTTTAGCATGAACAGGCCAGATAAGGTTTGGAATAAGTTATCTGCAACAGAAAAAGAGATAGGTGGTATACCTAATTCTAGCGAAGATATAAAGCAAGCTCATGCGGCTGCTATAGAAATGTATATAAATAATTTTGTAGGTCATTTAGGTGATGGTAATTATGGTACGATGTATTTTAATGAAACATTAAATGATTGGAGCAAATTTGATATAAATAAAAGAACTAAACACGATGCTTCTATAAGTAGTGGTTTAGCTGTTATGGCTTGTAATAGACATTTATACGCGCCTAACGTAAAAGTAGAAAGAACACCAGTAAACCTCAACATAGCAAGATATAACAATAAAGGATATATGTCCAAAATAATAAATAATAAAATATGACTGAGTCAGTACATATAAATTTTCCTTCACAAACTGTAAGTGATATGGAAAAAATGAGTCCTGAGTATGGACTTAAAGTTGCTAGAGCTATAGAAGCTGAGTGGTTTAGTGGTAATAACGCTGGTAAATATTTAGATACTCAAAGTAATTTTCATAGACTTAGGCTTTACGCTAGAGGCGAACAATCAATACAAAAATATAAAGACGAGTTGTCTATAAACGGTGACTTAAGCTACTTAAACTTAGACTGGAAACCTGTTCCTATTATACCTAAGTTTGTAGATATAGTTGTTAATGGTATGGACAATAGGATGTTTCATATAAAAGCATATTCACAAGATCAATATGGTGTCGATAAAAGAACTCAGTACATGGAGTCTTTGCAAAGAGATATGCAAAATAAAGCTTTTAATAATCAAGCTCAACAAATGTTTAATTTAAACTTAAACGAAAACGAAAAGGAAGATATACCTGAATCGAGCGAAGAGCTACAGCTACACATGCAGTTAAACTATAAGCAAGCTGTTGAAACAGCAGAAGAACAAGCTATAGACACGTTGTTAAAAGGAAGTAATTATGATAATATAAAAAGAAGAGTTTTATATGACTTAACTGTTTTAGGTATAGGTTGTGTTAAAACTAACTTTAACTACAGCGAAGGTGTTACTGTAGAATATGTAGATCCAGCAAATGTTGTTTATTCATACTGTGAATCTCCTTATTTTGAAGATATATACTATATAGGTGAAGTAAAAACAATACCTATAAATGAGTTAGCTAGACAATTTCCACATCTTACAGAATCAGATTTAAAAGATATACAAAGTTCTGCTAAAAGACCTAGCGGTAGATACACTTATAAAGAAGTTAATGATAAAAACAAAGTTCAAATACTTTATTTTAATTACAAGACTTATAAAAACGATGTGTACAAATTAAAAACTACAGCCGCTGGTTTAGAAAAGTTAATACCTAAAGACGATACATTTAACCCGCCTGAAGCAGCTGATTATTCAAGATTAGTTAGAAATGTAGAGTGTGTGTACGAAGGCGCTATAGTTTTAGGTACGGATAAGTTACTACAGTGGAATATGGCTGAAAACATGATGAGAGATAAAAGTGATTTTAACAAAGTTAAAATGAACTATGCTATATGTGCACCACGTATGTATAACGGTAAAATAGAAAGTTTAGTTAGTCGTATAACTAGCTTTGCAGATATGATACAGCTCACACATTTAAAGTTACAACAAGTAATGTCACGTATGGTGCCAGATGGTGTTTATTTAGATGCTGATGGTTTAGCTGAAATAGATTTAGGTAATGGTACAAATTATAATCCACAAGAAGCTTTAAATATGTTCTTCCAAACAGGTAGTGTTATTGGTAGATCTTTAAACGCTGATGGTGATCCAAATCCTGGAAAAGTACCTATAACTCAAATATCAAACGGTCAAGGCGCTGGTAATAAAATGACATCTCTTATAGGTAACTACAATTATTATTTACAAATGATTAGAGATGTAACCGGGTTAAATGAAGCAAGAGACGCTAGTGTACCAGCTGAAAGATCTTTAGTTGGTGTACAAAAATTAGCTGCAGCAAATTCAAATGTAGCCACTAGGCATATACTAAACGCTTCAATGTTTTTAACTGTTGAAACAGCTGAAAGATTATCTCTTAGAATATCTGATATATTAGAATATTCAGAAACTAAAAATGCTTTTGTTCAAGCTTTAGGAGCTCATAACGTAGCTACTTTAGAAGAAATGTCTGAGCTATATCTTTATGACTTTGGTATATTTTTAGAGTTAGAGCCAGATGAAGAGCAAAAACAAATGTTAGAAAACAATATACAAACAGCTTTATCTCAAAAATTAATAGAGCTTGACGATGCTATTGACTTAAGAGAAATAAGAAACGTTAAGCTAGCAAATCAATTGTTAAAAATAAAACGAAAAAAGAAACAACAACTTGATCAGCAAATGCAACAACAAATGCAACAGTCTCAGGCTCAAGCACAAGCACAAGCTCAACAAGCTATTGCTCAAGCTGAAATGCAAAAAAATCAACAAAGATCTCAACTTGATATTCAGCTAGAACAACAAAGAGCTAGTTCTAGACTTGTTCACTTACAAAAAGAAGTTGAGCTTAAAAAAGAACTCATGCAGTTTGAGTTTGATTTAAATCAACAACTGAGACAAGGTGAGCGACAAGACAAGATGCAGTTAGATACGATGAAAGAAGATCGTAAAGATCAAAGAGAAACTAAAAAATTCGAGTCTTCGGGTAATGATATACTCGGAGGTGGAATAGGATTAGATAAATTTAATCCACAAATTGGTAACTAATTATTATATTATATTATGGAAGAAACAAAAAAAGAAGTAGTTGAAGAAACTACACAAAAAGAACAACCTAAAGTAGATAACAAGGTTGAAAAAATAAAAATTAAAAAACCTAAAAAGTTTTCAAATTTAAACAAAGATGTTAAAATTGATTTAACAAAACCTGTTGAAGATAAAACAGAAGAGCCTGTTAAGGTTGATTTAACAGAAAACAAAGAAAAGGTTGAGGCTGTTGAAGAAATAAAAGAAGAACAGCCTAAAGAAGAGGTTAAAGAAGAAACACCTGTAGTTGAAGAAATAACAGAAGAAGAAGTTGATAAAAAGGTAGAAGATTTAGTTGAAGAAACTAAGGAAGCTATAACTGAAGCTCAACAAACAGGCAAGCCACTTCCAGAAAACATACAGAAGCTTGTAGATTTTATGGAAGAAACAGGTGGTGATTTAAATGATTATGTAGCTTTAAATAGAGACATTAGCAAGTT